AACTACAACGGATGTTCTTATTTATGCAGGCATGTTGCAAAGATGCAAAGAGACTAGCATCAATGTCCTATCAAAACATACGAAACAAAGCAAAAAGAAGGTTTCTGCGGATTTAGAAAGAGATTATTTCATGACATCAGAAGAAGCATTGAAATATGGTTTAATTGATTCAATTATAGGTAAATCAAAATGAATACAATACTAAAATTGTTACTGTTATCCGTAGTAGTCGGTTTGTTTATGTTAATTGTTCCGGCCAAACCAGCGCAAGCTGCTAAAATTTCAATACAAAACTCAATTGCAGAATTAATACCACAAGAAATTGAATTAGATACGCCTCTCACCTTCATGAGTGATGAAGTTTATATATGGACTAAGTTAGGAGCATTCATGCGAGACATGGCAATTAAGAAATGGACTCTTAGGATTTCTGGTTATGGTGGCTTAGCAACAGAAGCGAATAAGTTTATTGAATCGATATTAGATGCAAAGAAACAAGGCAAAGAAATAATAATGGATGTTGTAGGAGAAGCATATTCAGCTCATGCATTAATTACTTGTGCTGCGAGCAAAGTAACTCTCAGGCCGGGCGCTAGTTTAATGTTTCATGGTGTTTCCTTTACTCGCTCTTATTTATTTGGATTGATTGAATTTCAAGACGATACAGTAGGAATAGAAAGTGCGGCCGTACAACATAAAATGTTTTCTGTCTGTAAAAAATTAGGAATGTTAGATGACAAGGATATTGCTTACCTTTGGAAAGGCGGGAATGTGATTTATGTAAATATAGACGGAATCGTTACGAAACACCAAGCTCCTGATCCATATCGTACATATAAATTATTAGAAGGCATTGCAGCGTTAATTGGGTTAGGTGCTGGTGTATTAGTGTTAATTGGTTTAGCTAAGAGGATCTAATATGGAACTCATTAACTTCTTTGCTTTAGTAGGAATCTTAGGAATTACTGTCGTGGTTTCAGTGGGGTTGATCTACATCTTATTGAAGGATGATTAGTATGTCGATAATACTTCGACTTACTAGTAACAAGTGCTCCATTAATCAAGACAAATCCATACCTACGTGGCCCAAAAATGCGAGAGTTTCTTATTAAAAGATCTGTACGAACCTCTAGCGGAGTAGAAGGAATAAAAATGAAAGATCCAAAGAAAGTTTCATTTGTAATGGCAGAGATACGAACGATTGCTGCAGTTGTTGCAATCATAACAAATATAACAATGATTATTATTCAATATAAAATTTTACATCATATGGGGGTGATATGAGCAGCAAAAAGAAGCCGAATAAAACAACAAGCACAAAGAAATTATCTGAAATGAGACCACACGAAGCGTATGTCTTAGGGCATGTAGATGCCATAGAAGAAGTTATTGCTTGGTTACAGACACATTTAAAGAGTTTAGATGAGATGTCTAGAGGGAAATAATTATGAGCGGATATAAACAGAAAGACGGGAAATTGCGTTTTGACCTTATTCCTCCAGAGTTATCTCTTGCATATGCAGAAGTCGCAACGTTTGGAATAGAGAAACTAAAATCGCTAGGAGTAGAGAAGCCGGAGCGTAATTGGGAAAAAGGATTAAAATTAGTCGAAGATCATTTAGCGGCAGCACAAAGACATATTAATAAATGGGAACGTGGAATTGATTTAGATGAAGAATCTGGTCTTTTACATTTAAAACATGCTATGTGGCATATTGCAGGAATGATTACACAGATAGAAAGAGGCAGGACTGATTTAGATGATCGGCCTATTCAACAGCAATATGATCACGATACAGATATTGAGGAAATGCTTGTTCAATCTCACCAGTTGATAAGAAGAGAAGGGGAATCATGTAATGTTTTGCCAAAGCCCGCAGAGGAATTTTTCAATTGCGTAGGAAACCCTCTGAAAAAATTAGACGATACAGACTATTTATTGCAATCAGAAGCTAATGCAAAAAGACTAGAAGAATCCGGAGCATTTGAGGACGAAGAATTTGGAAAACTTACAAAATTCTGCGTTATGGAGATAACCGGTTGTTCCAGTGACAATGATCGATTTGATCCTAAATATGATACTGGCTTTACTCCCAAACCTTATGGAAAGTTAAATGATGAAAAGTGTATTCCCATGGAAGACCATATAAACAAGATGAAAGTGAGTCCCAATCAACATTTTAAAGGTGAAGAATAATTTGACAATTTTGGGAATGTAATGTATAATTAATATACAAAGAGGTGAATATGGTTGCTATAGTCCCTAGAATAATAAGGCTACGAGACGCACCAGGATATCTAGGGATGTGTAAGGACTACTTCAACCAAGAAGTAAGGCCATGTTTAACAGAGCTACAGATCGGCAGTAAAGGCGTAGGATTTGATCGACTTGAGTTAGATTTATGGGTCACGTATACTAAAGCCTCTAGCGGGCGTGCCCCAATAAGGAGAATCTTATGGGAAACAAACGTAGCAACAAGCTCTCAGGTCTTACCTGCCGTAACGGGATTTGGTGGATCTGGAAGAGCATCGACGGAAGACGACTTCGCGAAAGCTGTAACACACGCGATGTCAAAGAGGCAGAAAGGTACATGATCCATCGTCTTGAAGAAATACGAAATGCAGGGGTCTATGGTATTAGGCCCCTTCGTACATTCAGGGATGCTGCGATCAAGTATATGAATGAAAATCGAACTCAGCGATCTATTGCTGATCGTGCCCAGCAGCTTAAATTTTTAGATCCTTATATAGGAACATTAAGCCTGGAAAAAGTTCATATCGGCAGCTTGCAAAAGTTTATATCAGATAGGAAATCACAAGGAGTTAAAGCCCGTACTATCAACTCTTCATTAGAGATAGTAAGACGAATCTTAAATCTTGCTGCCTCTGAGTGGATGGATGAGAACGGGTTAACCTGGATTGCAAACGCTCCTAAGATCAAGCTTCTGTCCTTGGAAGATACTAGGAAACCTTGTCCATTGAGTTGGGAAGAACAAGATAAATTGTTTGCTTTATTACCTGGGTATTTACGTAAGATGGTATTGTTTAAAGTTAATACCGGGCTGCGTGACCAGGAGGTGTGTAAGTTGAAATGGGAATGGGAACATCATATTCCTGAATTGAATACGAGCGTGTTTATTATTCCTGCGGCTTACCATAAGAATAAAGAGGATAGATTAGTTGTTCTAAACCATACAGCAAGGCAAGTGATCGAATCGGTTAGAGGACAAAATAAAGAGTATGTTTTTGTATATAACAGTGTGCCTATCGGCAAGCTAAATAACAGGGCATGGAAGAAAGCACGAGCTATCGCAAATCTTCCCGTTCGTATACATGATTTAAAACATACTTTTGGAAGAAGACTCAGAGCGGCAGGTGTTAGCTTCGAAGATCGACAAGATTTATTAGGACATAAGAGTGGAAGAATCACTACTCATTATAGTTCAGCAGAGATTGGTAATCTAATCGAAGCAGTTAATAAAATTTGTCGTGATAGGGGAACAATGGGAACATTGACGCTATTGAGACAGACTGTCACAAATCTGTCACAACCAGTTAGGTTAATAGCAGCCAATGCGAGGTAAGCCTTTGATTTTATTGGCGCGCCCGGAGAGATTCGAACTCCCGACCCCCTAGTTCGTAGTTATAAACCTATTTTTTTAACTAACTGATTTTACTAACAACAACCTGGGTAGCCTGCTAGAAACTTGACCAGTTGTACCTAGTAAATCTGTCACAATTGTCACAAAACTGTCACAAGGAGATTATTAAATGAAGGTCTATTATGGACATGATGATGGCGGATATTATTACCATCATGACGGAATGGGGCCTTATTGTAGTGGTTATGCAGATACAAATTCTTTTGAAGATTTTAAACAGCTGATACAAAAAACATTTCCAGATGAAGAATTAGAATTTATTGATTGGTCACAGTAGATTGTTCAAGAGGTATACAATATGAAGCCTATTCCGCATATTACAAAAGAACGAGCTATTGAATTACTTGAATTTGGACCATGTTGTCCTTGTCACATTTTAGCATGGGCCGTCCAGATTGACCAATACCTGCGAATAAATCATTCAGAATATTATGAAACAATAAGGAAGAAAGAAATCAAAGACAGTTGGCGTGAAGTCTGGGCATATTTATTAAATGAAAAGCCAGGAGAAGAAAAATGAAATCAAGTATTCCTGTAGAGATTATAAATTATAGTCCTGTAGAAGAAGATTCTAGAGGAAGAAAAATAGGTGGTAAGGCTTTAAGAGTAGATTTCATTAAGGAAGGAGAAGTTTCCCTATATAATATTATTTTTAATATTGATGACCATATTACTTTGTTGCAAGACTTAAAAAAGAAATGGGGATTATAACATGTCATACTTACGATGGATTAATAGTCCCTTTTATTGTTATTGGTGCGCCACCGAATCTAAGGTTAAAGAAGAACAGATTTTGCAATTCAACGAATTAACTGGCTGCGTCAATCTTAGATACGCTGACATTAAAACCAATCCTACAGCATCCTTGAAGAAAGTAGTGGATGCTTATGCAAATGATCCTTATATCACATTGCGTGATTGGAGAGATGCTATAGAGGCCATAGAGGATTTTGTGAAGGATATTGAAGAGGAGTATCGTAATGAATAAAAATACTAACTTGAAATATGAAGCCAGTATAAAGCTGGAAAGACTGGACGAAAGTAAATTTAAAATAACAGATGTTTATTGGCAGGATGGAACTTGTCACTACGACTTCCCAGGATATGTACTAATCATTCATAGAGAAGGTGATAACTTTGCATATCAAATGCCTATCTTTTGTGATGACTCTAATGATGGATGGAAGGTAGATAAAACATGATGGATGCCGCAATTTACAAGTTGGAGGATGTATGAGAGAAATTAAGTTTATGGTTTGGCGCAAATCAACACAAGAGATGTGTATCCCCTCTGATTTGGAACACTTGTTGGAACATTACAATGATAATGAAGAATACATTGCACGGCAATACACAGGGCTAAAAGATAAGAATGAGAAAGAAATTTATGAAGGGGATATAGCTAGCTTTCTTCATAATTACGGGGAAGGTTCTGAATACATGAATAAGTATATAGACGTAGTCCACTATGATACCGATACGGCAGGCTTTGTGTTTGGTAAAGAGGAGTTTACATTTTTAGAGATTTTAGAGGTAGAAGTAATAGGTAATATCTATGAGAATCCAGAGCTACGGGAGAAATAATATGAAAGAGTTCAAGTTTAGGGTTTGGCACAAAAAATTAAAGAAAATGTTTTATGACGATGTCGAAATTCATTTCCATGGATCGAGGTGGAGTTATGAAGTGTTTTACCCAATTTTTGATGGGGGACATGAGTGGCTAGATGACTCGTTGTCGATACTATTACAATACACAGGATTAAAAGATATGAACGAAAAGGAAATATATGAGGGAGATATATTACAACACGCAATTTATCTAGATCAATATACTAAGGAACCATATAAATCTGTTGTTCCATCTATAACAGGACATGATTCTGCGGTACAAGGATACGCAGGCGATTATTGGCATTGTGAAGTTATAGGCAATATCTATGAAAATCCAGAGCTAGCGGAGGAATATTATGCTAGACATCCACAATAAAATAATAGAAAAAGCAGAAGAGCTTCAAAGAAGTGTAGATGCAATTAGAGAGGGGGGATAATCAATCCCAATGAATCTCTACATGCGCCACATCAGCAAACCAGTTTACTAGAGCTGGTTTTTTTTCATCTAATGCTTTCTTATAAATAGCTTCTCTCTCTGGATGATCCCATATAATCCCACAGCGTAGTCTGCCATTTTCTATCGGTACCTTCTTAGCAGCTTGGTATAAAGCCCACCAGAATGGATGTACGTTTGATATATTCCACATATATCGTACATCACAAATATCTGCCGCATTGCCAGATAAGTGATAAGATTTCATGGTCTTACTCACACCACGTCTTACCTTTTCTTTCTGTTGTTCAAGAGTACGTCTTCCTTCAATTACCTGCGGTTTCCAGCCCTGAGATTCCAAATCAAGTAGTATTTCTCTAACAATAGGCCTAAAGTCTTCTTCTAAGCTCAAAAATGCTTTGTTTTCTATCATAAAATGGCAAATCCTTAATTGGAGGCTTGTGGTGCGTTTATTTTGATCAGGGGTAGGTAAGGGTATTGGTCACAAAGAGATCATTGAATGGTGGGGCTGTATTGAGGGCAATTTTAGCCCAATAAGCGAGAAAACATGCTGGGTTGGTTCATTGCGAATTGTCCTTGTAAGTCTACTCCACTTCCTGGCTGTCCTCTTGTACGGAGATCGCTAGGATCGTAGTTAGGACCCATATCATTTGGATCTTTGGGAACATACTGCTTTTCTGGAAATAAACCACCGGTGCCTCGATTAAATAATTCATCAGGTTGTCCTGAATTATTCATCGCCAAGGGTTTGAACTTGGCCACATGCTTTCTAAACCTATCTACATAAACAGGAACGGTAGTCCCATATGCATCTTTAGCATTGCCCGCTTTCTTAAGAGGTCTGCCGCTAAACCAGATAGACGCCGTATCTTCAGGAGAGTAGCCAGCAGCCAGATGTTTATTAATATGATGAGCGGCTACTTTTTCTTGGATCTCGGGATTAGCAATGAATTGTTCGATTGTGACGGGATAACCTAATGCTTCCCTAGACCAAGCAGGGATGTTGTTTCCCATGATCTGGTATTTACCGTAGGCTCGATCACCATTCTTACTTTTGATACTAATAGAGGCATAAGGATTCTTAGAGCCTCCTGTTTCTCCTTGCGCAATACCAAACATTGTAGCTTGTAAGGCTTCATTTGGATCCTTAAAGGCCACAGTAGGAGAGGGCAGTTGTCCTAGATTTCCAGTTAACTGAGAACCATATGTTTCTGGCGTACGAGTATCTGCAAATCCCGTGTTAACGCCACGAGTAACGCTATCTTTGATTCTGTTTTGTTGTTGGTTTAATTGACCCAATCCAGTAGTCAATCCTGCAAGACCTTGTAATAAATCTCCTATGCCTCCACCAGAGTTAGATGGCGTTTGAATGAATTGTTGTTTTGGCGCTATTGGTGCCAATAAATTAAAATCAACGGCCATCGTTGCGTTCTCCTGTAGTAGACCAGAGTAAGAGGCCTTTAGTTAAATCTGAAATGAGTTTAGTACTTCCTGCTCCTTTACCAATGGTTTCGAGCAGTTGTTGGGACGAAGGATTTTTGATTAAAGCAGATAAAGCTTGCACGATCTTAGGACCGGCAACTATACCACCAGCAACACCCAAGGCGGTTCCCATAGGCCCTCCAGCAGATCCTAATAAACTACCTAGACTGGCACCAGCAATCTGGCCGCCTGTCCGCATGGCTGAAGCAGAAACACTGATTTCTTTTAATAGAGTTTTGTTATCATTTAATTCCTTTAATACCTTTTGTACGCCTTGTAAGCGAGCAACGGATTGATCAGGTAGAGTAGTTTTAAAGGTATTAATATATTTATTAATATTTTTTAATGCTGTTTGAGTATTGAATTTTTCATTGGTAGTTATGTCGCCCATTGATTTAGTTAGGATGTGTTGTTCTGCTAAATTGGCTCCATCATTACCTGTGAATTTCAAAAAGGCTTTCATTTCATCTGGAGACTTCAAGGAACGATCTAACATGGTTCTGCCAGTTTGTCCGATCGCATTGGTATCGCCTTTAGCAATGGCCTCTGCTAGATCTTTGCCACCGAATTCCTCTAGCGGTTGGACCACTTTAGAATTAAATTCATTGGCCTGGGCAATTGCTCCACCAGCGCCATTAGCTTCTGCATGCGACTGTAAAGCAGATCTAACTTCAGACTGAATCTTTTTATATGCTTTATAAACACTGGGAGTGGCTTCATTACCAGAAAAACTTTTAAATTGTTGAGATATATCTTGCTGTACTGATAAAATATCTTCCGTTGTTTTTGCCGCTTTTAATTGGTTTTTTATGTCTTTTAAGACGTTTAATTGTTGGCTAGACATAACACTGCCAACATCGTCTAGTGTCTTATTAATTGCGGTTACTGCGGAACCCATTCTAGGTTTTCCTGGAATCTGTTTGATTACATCATAATTAGTATCGTTCGTTGCTTTTACAGATTCCCATAATTTAGCGGTGCTAGTGGCTGCCTGTGTATTTGTAGGCACACCTTCTTGAATAGGAGCTATTTTACTTTTGAGCGTGTTTAATTGATCATCGATTGTGTTAGTAACTTTGGATCCTTTTGTTAAAGAATTTGCACCTGATTTTAATGCTCCACCAATAGCTGATACGCCTACAGGAATAGCAGCACCTAATACAGCACTTGAGTCACGTTCTTCTTGTGTGCCTGGTGTAGCAGCACCGCCTACGATAGCGCCAGAAAGTGCTTGTGGGATCATGTTAGCTAGCCCTGCGCCAATCTTGCCTGCAGTAGTAGTGCCTTTGACTACAGGAGCGATAGAGGCTAGAGCACCTTGTCCTGAGCCTAAGGAAGCAATATTACCCAAAGAACGAGTAAGTGCATACGCTCCTTGAGCAACGGGATTTGCAGTGATGGCTTTGCCAATCTCGCCTTCTGGTTGAGGACGAATTTGATTATTAAAATCTTCGTTCTCTTTATACCAGTGCTCTGCTTTCGTCTTATCAATTGCACCGATATGACTTAAGATAAAAGGTACTGCATCTTGCACTGTTTGAGCGGTATCAACTACTGCATTTGCTGCTCCTCCAATGACGGCTTTCCCAACATTTCCTACGTCTTCTAATAATGAAGGTTGAGCAGGTTCCGTATTGGAACTACCTGGTGCAATTGGTGCAATAGCAGAAGTCGTTGGTGCAATTGGTGCATTTAGCTGGGCCAATAAAGCTGGATCGGTTACTTCTTTCATTTCAGAAGCACCATTTAATTGTTTTAAAATTGCTGGATCGGTTACTTCTTTCATTGTTGATACCATTTTCCATCTTTTTGAATATAAGTAGTGCCATTTAATGTTTTTGTAATATTTGATTGACCAGGAGATTGCTCAGCGCCAATTAATTTGAATGTTTTCGGATTGATTTGTAAATTGGTACTTGCATGCTCTTGCCATGCTTTATCCGCACCTTTTAGATTTTTATTTTTCTCTAAGTAATCTCGCATAAAGGAGGCCATTTCTCGTTTGCGAATTTCTGACGTTTCCAGCATATTTAATATAAGATCGTTACCTGCTTGGCTATTACGCATACCTGCGCTTGCTTTAGCAAAGGCTTCCATTTCCTTTTCAGATATAGAACCTTTTGTATCGCGGATTCTATCGAATACGAAATCCATTCCTAATTTATTTAATGATTCGCCGTATTTAGTATTTGCAAGTTTCACACCTGTCAAGGCTTCAACAGATTGTTGGATTTGCAATTTGGTTGCCCCAAACATGCCAGAAGGAAATTGTTTGTTGGCTTCTCTAAACGCTTTAACTTGTTGTAAAGTGTTGTCGGTATCCATAACGTCTTCAGATAGTTTCTCCACTTTTTTAATATCCAGGTCCAATAATTTATCTTGGACTTTATTTTCTGGAAGAACGTTGCCTCGTTCGACGGCTGCTTGCTTGTTTTTCAAGCCAGTTAATTCGGTGACTTCTGCATCTGAAATGCGACCTAATTTTTCTTTTTGTTCTAATGCGCCTATACGTTGTAGATCCTTTTGTGTAGCAGTACGATCATCTTTCCCACTACGAGAAGCAAAGTCCGCCATACCTTCATAACGCAACACGGTTGCTGCCATTGCAAAGTTCTGATCGAATTGTTGTGGAACTAATTTCTGCATTTGTGGAGGTAATAAAGAACGAGATTGTGCCCAGATTTGTTGTTGCTGAGCTGGATCTTTTGCCATTAATGCGCCTTCTGCTGCTTGGCCTATGATATTAGTTGCTTTCGCATGGTTATCTAATTCAGTGCCTTTTCCAGTGGCTGTTTTTGCAAATGCTTCTGCTAAAGTATTTTGTACTTGTGCTTTCTTTAATAAATAATCTTGTTGAGCAGATGGATTAATTTTACCAATTGCATCTAGATATACTTGTTCGCCTTTAGCCGCTGCTGCGCGAAGTTGATCTGCATCTAACTTTTGCTGCTTGGCTTGATCCAAGTTTAATTGATTGCCTTCAATGGTTTGTTGTTGTATTTGTTGTTGTCCAGGAAACAATGCAGCTTGTTGGTCCATTGATTGCTTTGTAGCAGCCATGTTTTGTCGCGTCGCTTGTATTTGTTGTCCTTGCAACAAGCCTTGCATAATGCCTCCTGACAATGAATCAAGAGAAGAAGGACGTTGTGGAGTTTGGATGATTTGTTGTTGGGGCTGGATTGGAGCCAGTATGCCGAAGTTTACTGCCATTGTATTATCCTCTAAAAGAACATGCCTAGACCAGTAGCGCCGCTTGCTTTACCACCAAGTAGAGTTCCTACGCCACCTAGTAAACTACCGAATCCGCCCATGCCACCACCACCGCCACCTCCTCCCAGAGATTGGATTCTTTGCCCTTGTAAGATGGCTGAATTTGCTAATGCTTGGCCGGACGCCAAATTGCTATTGGCAATCGTATCACCCAAATTGTTATAGAGAGATCCAACACCAGCTCCTAGGTTTTGACTGCCTTGGGCTGTTTGAGCAGCAGCATTGGCTCCCATTCCCGCTAAATTAGCTAGTCGTGATAAAGTATTGCCATATTCTTGAGAAGCTAAGCCTTCGCCATAGCGTTGTAATTCTTTCAATAATCGTCCAGAACCTAAATACCCGCCTGCTGAACTGGCTTTAGAAATTGCATTGATACCTTGTCCGAGACGGAATTGGAATCCTGGTTGTGCTGCAATATCGGCTTGTACTTGCTCAGGAGTCATTGGACCTAAAGCAGAATATTTATCAAATAGTCCCTTGTTGATATTATATTCGTGAAGATTTTGATCGTATTGTTTCTGTAACGATTCGTAATTTGTAAGCTCAGAAGGGAGCTGTTGCTCAGCAAAATAATTTCTAATTTCCGTATCGTAATCACGAGCCACATGGTTATAGTCTGGATTTGCGTAATTAGTACCGCCTTCCTTATTACCTGACTTTGCTCCTACGCCACTATACGTCCAAAGATCTGATGCCCATTTTCCCCATTGTGGGCCTAAGCCAGACCAGCGAGTATTCTCTTTGGCATAATCTAGTACTTGTTGATTACTAACTTTAGCCTTTAAGGAATCTAAAGTTGGTTTTGTTGGAGCTTCCGGCGCTTTATTACCGGGATTATATGGAGCAAGGCCTAAATATCGATTTAATTGATCAAGTGCTTCTACACCTGTTGATCGATATGGGGATAAATCAGTACGCGATTGAGTAAACTGATTTCGCATCTCGCCAATTGCCGTTGCAATATTATCTTTTGCTGCTTGTGCTGCCATACGAGCAGCTTGTACTTGATATTGTCCTGCTAGAGCCGCTGCTGCAGGATCTGTCATTGTCGTGTAGCTTTCGCCACCACCACCGCCACCGCTATCCATTATTTCTTTACCTCATATTCAAAATATACAAGAGGAACTACTGCATTGTTGTAAATAATTCCTCTTTCTAAACATCCATAGGGTTTAAATCCTAATTTATCTATAAACTTCAGTACGTGAGTGCAATTACCTGGTACTGTTGTAATAATCTTTCTAAAAGGAGTGTGTTTTTCTACATATAAAATTCCTGCTTTTGCTGCATCCAGCGAGGACTCTGTTCCCCAAAACTTAGGAAGAATCCGTATATGTCCTTCTAAAACTAAATTTGTAATTTTTCGTATACTAAAAAGACCAACTGGGCCTTCTTCATTTTCAACTAATAAATAATCATACGTCTGATCTAATTCGTAATTGCCTACGTTGACCATGCCGTCTTGACCATTTGTTAATTCAAATAATTCTGGAGTACATATGATTTTTAATAAAACAGGATTACTTAGATCTTGTACTTTCGAGACTGATATCATCCTACTTTCCATCCATAAAATTTTGACGAAGTGGCTAGGACATCTACTGTTTTTGTGGAGCCGGCGATAAAGAGACGTACTTTGGCGGTATCACTGGAATCCATATCAGCCAGAGTGGAAAAACTGAGCTGCGTGTTGCCGCCTCTTATTATATTTACAGGAGTTAAATAATACATTTGGTAGTTTCTATTGCTGGTGATAATAACAATTTGCAATTCGTTATGAGTGCCTAATTGATTTATATCTAATTGGCCTCCAAATACATATGTGCCAGCACTAGGCGCCGTAAATATTCCGGTTGATGTGTTATAACCGCTTCCTCTATCAAATACTTCTGTATTAAAAATAACATCGTAGGACGTGCCGTCCCCAGTAACATCTGTTAGGTTTGTTCCGACATAAGCGAGAAAAGAAGGTTGAGTACTTAAGGATAACGCAGCAAAAGTAGGAGAGGATCCTGTTGCAATATCTTGTGGAGTAGATAGAATAATAGAGCCAGAACCATTGGTTACCGTAACTTGGTTACTTGTTCCTGTTAAAGTCGCTTTGTTTAATGTATTTCCTGTTGTGTTGCCAATCAATAGCTGACCATCAGTATAGCTGGTTTGTCCTGTGCCACCTTTATCAACAGCAATGGTTGTAGCACCCCATGTTCCTGTAGCGATAGTGCCTAATGTTGTAATGGTTGCTTGGCCAACATAACTTGCAGAAATATCTACTGTTGGATCAGTGGATGTGCCTCCTATAGTAATTCTGTTTGCTGTTCCCGTTAATGTTTGTAATTTTGCGTCTGTATATGTTGTCGAAATACTCGATCCATTCCATGTTCCGGTTGCGATAGTTCCCAGTGTGGTAATGGTGGCTTGTCCTGCGTAAGAGGTACTAAGATCAACCGTAGGGTCTGTGGCTGTTCCGCCAATTGTTATACGATTGCTTGTTCCAGTGAGTGTTTTTAACTTTGCATCTGTATAAGTAGTTGCAATGCTGGAAGCTGCCCAAGTCCCTGTAGCAACCGTTCCTAACGTAGTAATGCTGGTTTGGCCAGGATAAGTGGCAGCAATAGTAATAGTAGGATCACCACCAGATCCTGTTCCATTAGTTACGGTGACTTTGTCTGCTGTTCCAGTAATAGTTTTGGATGAGAGAACTCCACTGCCGGTTGCTACACTAACCATTCCAGTACTTAATAAGGATAACGCTTGTTCTCCTGATAACTCGGAATTGGCTGTTTGTGTAATATAAGTCGCATCAAAAGGAGCCAATCCTCCACTTGCTGATCCAACACGGTTATATAATCGAATCATCCAATCTACAAATTCCTTGGTAGGAATTCCTGTTTTGGGATCGACTATAGGATACTTAATTGGTGGATTTGGGATAGTGGCCATTAATTAGCTCCTATCTCACCGGTTGCTTGAAATCCCAATAAAACAAATTTTCCATTGGTAGTAGAAGTAATTCGAAACATCCAACTTCGTTCAGATCCCAATTTCTGAATATTTATTCGACCAGCACCAGAAGTAGGAATTGTATACGTTCCTACGGTGGTCCACGTGCGTCCATTATCATGAGATTTTTCTAAATCAAATGTTTTGGAACTTCCAATATTATTTTCTACATCTATGCGAAGACCATCAATAAAAATTCGTTTGCCTTCGCTATAAAGAATCGGAGAAACAAACCGTCGTTGAATAGCTGTGCCATTTTCAGTATATGTAGTAGAAGATTGCTGATAAATTACGCCACTGTTATAAGCACCTATTAATGACTTGTTATAGCAAGATGCGTGACAACTTCCTAAGAACCTACTATATGCACTTCCATTATAACTTTTTCTCTGTAGCCATCCCCCAGTCGTTGTATCATATGTCATGGTGGCTAGATCAGTAGGGAAGGTGAAATCAATAAATTCATGTCCTTCTAAACTGTAAGCATATGCAATACAATCTGATACGGAAGTGAGTTGGCTAATCTGATAATCAATTGCACGAGTGGATATTTTTTGCGGAGCGTATCCATTGTATTTTACGATTATATTTCCACCATTTGCATTTTTAGCAAGGCAATATAAGGTATTCTCTGATACAACTACGGAACGTTTTGCAGCACAGCCGTACTCTATTAACGTACTTGGAATTTGTTCGAATGGAAAATCAGCATTGCCTGAGTTAAAGAATGGTTGAGTTGTTCTAGTTCCTAATAACCAAAGCTCGGCATTTCTGGAACAAATGGCCGCTAATCTATCTGGAAACCTGATTTTAGATCCAAAATCTAATGCATCATAAGATAATCCATCTGCTAAATTTGAAATAGCAAACGCGATAGAGGATGCTTTTTTAATAATAATATAATCGTCTTGGTTAGTAATATCATCAGCTGTTTGAGGGAAGTCGGCATCTACAATTGGAAACGTGGCAGTTGCTGTTGTAACGTTGTAATGATACCCATTTGTACCATCAATAATGACTAATTGATTACTGGTTCCTCCCCCAGAAATAGCAGCAATCTTGGCAAAGCCAGAACTGGTATTAAGAGTTCCTAATTCCGTTTTCGTGCCTGCAGAATTAATAGAATAAAATTTATTTCCTGCGACGCAGTATAAAACATCTAAAAATTCATATAATGCTCTAACATTTGCTTGTGTTGTATCACAAAAAGATACTAAGCCAAAAGTAGGATAGGCAACTAACTTATACTTGCCTTTATTTGTGTCTTCTTCTAAATACATATTAATCAATTCAGATTGATTATTATCTATGGACTTAGAGCGATAATCTTGTGTTAAAAGATCAATTATCATGAGAGTTTGGCACTATTTGGATTGAGGCTTGTTCTGAATCCCACAATTGCATACGTAAAAGAGCGTCTGCTGCAACAGCAATAATTTCAGGATCGTTTTTAGATAACCTTTTGCCGTAACTTGGAGCAATACGTACAGCCAGGTTATAAGTAAGTGCTTCTAACCACTCAGCAGGAAAATCCGGATCATCTGTTGAACTATCAAAATCTTCTATGCTGGCTATATACGAAATTTTCAATCTGTCTGCGACATCATCTGGAGTAGGCCAAACATATAATTTTCCATTCGATAATTGAGGCGAGTAAAAAATAGAATTGGTTTTGCCTGTTGTTGTTTTATTAGGAATTTGCATGAACTCTGTTCGACCCATCAATGTAACGGGGCTATCGGTACCATCCGCATTGCGAAATCGGGCGCCTGTAATATTTAAAGGTCTTCCTACGGCCGTAGTATAAGTAAAAACAGTATTGCCCGATGCTGCATCATCAGTCAGAGTAGTAGCTAACGTAATAGTTGTAGTGGAAATACTCGAAATAGTAGTCCATTGTCTAGTGCCATCATCTAGTTCTATTCCAATATTATCTGAAACAGACATTCCTGTAGAAGACGTAACGGTTATTGTAGATGCTCCTGACGTCGCTGCAGCTGATAATGTTGTTTCAACTGCATCTATGCCAGCTTTGTCAGTGGAGGAAGAAGACAAGGTATATGTATTAACATCTTCCCTTAAAAATACAGTTCCTTCTCTTTCTTTCCATAAATGAATTCCCTGAGCTTGCCATGCCTTCACCATTTTATTTAATATGCCAGAACAAAAAGTTATATCCCCGGCAGTAGGTGTTTCCATCGTTCCATTTGCAATGCCAATTACTCCCAATAATGCTAATGCATCAGAGATAATTTCATTACGTGTTTGATTATAATTAGTGGATGAACTAGTGGCCATTACATATCCTCCCACTTCACATCAGCAGCGCCCCATGCAAGGCGCCCATTTACTGCTTGTGTATGTACTTGGTTGTCCCAAGTAGATAACCCATTAAGTGTTATAAATTGATTTTCTGCTCTTGGGCGAGCATTAGGCACAGGTAGACCATCTACAATAAGCGGAAGAGGATCAATTGCTGGATGTTTTGGATACCAGCAACGATCAGCGCAAGCTAAATAATTATCCCATGTCATTTTGCATTGGGATCGCTTTTTCTTTCTTGCGCAGATATCACAAATAACATTGTGATTTCCTAAATCTAAATAATTATCAGCCATTTTTTAATATGTCCGGAATAAATTCTTTTAATTGGGCCACATCCTCTGGTAAAGGAAGGTCAGTAACATCTCGTAGCGCCTGTTTTTTTTCTACAATGGCTTTTTTAAGCTCCTCATTTCCTGCCTCATCCGCTCTCATATAATCAACATCTAGCTTTGCTAAAATAGGTGATCGCAAGGCCCGTAAAGTGTTTTTATGAAGTTCTTTTGCTTTTTCTATATCGACGTCGACGGTCTCTGTATCAAAATTATCGGTCCATGCATTGCGAAAGCTTTTATCAGAAGGTAATTTATCTATCGTTGTTATCCGATAGGCAGCTCCTTCAGGTACGTCTTTGTTGATTATAAATTGGAGAACTTCTTCATCGTCTTTAAAATTAATTTGATTTTCTAATAATGCTTGTCTGGTTCTTGAATTGGGATCAAACATTTCAGGAGCAGGATGTAAAATAGAACATGATCCATTATTATTTTTTATAACAATAATTTTATTATTCATAATTATTGATCTCCAAAAAATACTACGCCATTACCTTCGCAATCAATGGCGGCACCAGTCGCCTCATTTATTGTTAATACTCGATACGTAGATACACTGGCTCCATAAGTAGATTTGGTTGTAATAAATGTACGATCAGATGCACTGGACTGACACAATCCTGCCATGGCATAAGATGTGGAACTGAAATTCGTAGTAAAGGTGATTGTCGTGTCGCCAGTGGCGTTGTCAGTAAGAGAGGTGACGTTATAGCTTGCATTAATAGAAGTTGCTGTAGTAGTCACAAATCGAACCCATGCTTTGGCAGCACTTGGATGATAATGCTGTCTACCTGGAGTAACTACCGTAGTAGTGGATGTTGCTGTTTCTTGGTCGCTTTGTGCGGCTGCACCAGTTAACCCATTAAAGGAAGTTCCTGTTGCAACGCCAATATCAGGAGTTGTTAATGTGGGAGAAGTTGCAAATACTAATGCACCTGATCCTGTTTCCCCGGTAACGGCAGATGCTAAGTTTGCAGAAGACGGTGTTGCTAAAAACGTCGCAACTCCTGTACCTAGACCAGATACGCCAGTGCTAATAGGCAGCCCTGTACAACTTGTTAAAGTGCCGGAAGTTGGCGTACCTAAAATAGGCGTAACTAATGTTGGAGTATTTGCAAATACTGCTGCTCCGGTGCCTGTCTCGTCAGTTAATGCAGCAATTAAATTGGCACTAGATGGAGTAGCTAAAAACGTAGCCACATTTGTTCCTAGGCCTGATACACCAGTACTTATAGGAAGTCCTGTACAGCTAGTTAAAGTACCTGATTGTGGAGTACCTAGAATTGGCGTAGTAAGAGTAGGAGAGGTGAGAGTTTTATTAGTTAAAGTTTCTGATCCTGCTAACGTTGCTAATGTTCCAGTAGTAGGAAATGTAACAGTTGTGGTGTTGGTTAAAGTCCCAGTAAACGCGAATGCTCCAGACAATGTAAAGGCACCTGCAATACTAATTGCATTGCCGTTATATTGTAGCGCTGTAATATTAACTGCTGCAGAAGATAATTGGAGAGGGCAACTTGTCCCTTCTCCATCTGATACATTACGTAGAGTAGTATCGATACCAGAATTGCTATTAGAAACTTGTAAAAGATCTTTATAACTATCTGTGATGTATTGACCTGTTAATGTGGCCATATTAATCTCCTATTAACGATTGCCGGAGATAATACGCATTTGCAATTCTGCGCCGGAAGAGTAAGAATTTACTTGGATTTTGAGGGCCGTTGCGTGCACCGTGCATTGAGCAGTAGTATCAGCTGTTTTAGACGCAAGTGCAGAAATACTATTCCAAACAGCAGCACTGGTTCCTTCAGCTAAAACATTTACAAAAGTTTCATAAACAGTAAAGTTAATAGTGCCAGTTACATCAACAGCGATTGTTGGCGCCAGGCCTTGATAAAAATCCAATGGGATTGTGTGAGATTCTGCTGATAAAGTAGTAGCAACTGTGCCAACTTCTACATCACTTGCAACTGTGGCGCTAGGAGTTACACTAGTTATTGTTTTGAATAGTTTTGTTGATACAACAGTGCTATTATTAGGACCTGTTATACCAGACTCTGTAATTGAATTTCCATTTGCATCCGTTCCGACTATAGTAAACGTGCCGCCAGAAAAATTTGCGGCCGAATAAATGCCAATGATTCTGGCATAGTCTAACGTAGTTCCTAACGCTCCGTTCAAAGTTAGTGCTGTACTAGCTGTCGTATTTTGGGCTTGCGCAATTCCATCGCGATCCATTGCATCTAAATCGATGTCAATTAATTTGGGTCTCATAAGAATTCCTGTAATTTAGATTCGCGAATTGCGAATAGATAAGAATGAGTGGGGCGCATTTTATATCCAGCCCCGAAGATATTAAGCAGCAGTTACGCCGCCTTCTTTTAACACTGCCCATTTAGCTAGGCCAGATATTGAAACCAATACTAGGTAGTCGCCAGCATCATTAAACGTGATGCTTGTGCTTCCAGAAGATTGTCCTACGATATTGGTACTTGCTAAGGTCCCGTCACCGCCATCTGTTAACATGCGAATGGTTTTAATCATTCCTGGTTTGGTAGGTGCCGCTAACGTTAATGCATCAGCTGCTGTAGTTACTAAATTGGTATGTGGTACTGTTACAGAAATTGCGCCCGCGCCAGTGACTGTTTCTGTCATTGCAGAATCATCACAACGAGCATTAACTTCTGCTGCAGTAGCAGTAAGTAATGTTCCGCCAAGTTTTAAACCTTTTGCAGAAGCATCATGTTCGACGATATCTACAGTATCATTTGCAAAATCAACTGCTATATTACCGCCATATATTTTACCGATTGTACTCATATTATTTTCTCTCATTTGTTAGCATTTAAATCCATTTAAACGGTTTTCCGACTAACGTGAATGAAACTTAGAAGGAAGGAGGCTCCCAGCCCCCTGTCCTAAGTTGTTATTGACTAAACACCTGCGCTTAAGAACACGCCTCTGAAATCAGACCAACCAGCACTGGTACGCATATCAACAGAGAACTGTGCGTTCTTCGTTAAGAAGTCATTATCAGTGTCGATTTCCATGTCTTGGCGAACTTTAAATTTCAAGCCGTCAGGACTATCGGTTATTATTTGGAATTGGTCTACGTCAGTGAGATATGGACTTGCAACGATATCGTTAATGCCTAAGACACCTTTGATAAAGTTGAGATCGTTATCTGCAGTTGCTACGCGGCCGTTAGAGCCAAGAATACGCTCAGCATCCGGTAAGAGTTCTACTGGAATAACAAGCTTCTTTGGTAGCAAGTTGATTTTCAATCCACGATTGTCAGTTGCTTTGCGAATGTTAATATACATTTGCTCAAGCGATGCTTCAGATAGATCTGCCGCAGTGATAATATTGGATTGGTTGCCAGCCCGACTTGGATGCGCAGCAGATGCTAAAATAACGCCATCGCCGCCATCTTGAGTGTATCCGGAGGTGTATGCATAATTTAAAATATTATGCCCAAGAATTTCCTTGGTCTGCATTGCGCTACGTTTCAATTGATCCGTAAATCGTTTTGCATTCTTCATCGCTTTACCATCTTGCATCATTTCTTTCGTAATAATGAAACCTAATGAGTAGGTTAAATGGGTGTAGCGAGGGGTATATTCTTGTCTAGAAGAATCAAAGGTTAGTGAATTGCCTTCATCCTTACGTTGCAAAGTTCCCATTCCAGTGATTACTGCATCTACGTCAAATGCATCAGTAGAAGATTCTACTTGCATGAATTGACTAAATAGTTGGGGGTGATCTTTATAGGAATCGCCAAACCATTTTTTTACAATTGGTTTGAGATCCGACTGGAAGGAACTAACATTAATTAAACTCATGATTTAGTTCCTCGATTAAGTGATAGAATCAGCAGTTGTTAAGGCGTGTTCGAAAATGATTACTTCTAATACTGCACCAGCAGAGGCTGCGGCAGCATTTGTACCATCTCTTTTAACACCAACAATTTTTAGATTCGCTGTAGTGGTTTTAGCATCACTAGAATCAAGCATAGTGCCTGACATACCAGTAACGGTTGAGCCAGAAGCTACGATAATGTCCGCATTTGCCATTGCACCAACATTTGCTGCAGAAACCACTCCGCCATCAGCATCTTCCTGTATTTGGAAAACTGCATCTGGATCATCACAAACTAAAACATACCTATTTGTACTGGCTGCACGAATGTTGCCAGTGTAGAGCAAAGAAGCGTCTGGTAGAAAACCAACGACTGCGCCAAGCAAGGCGTTACCAGCAGTTGCGCGTTTTACCACAGAAACTTCACTTTTTGGGTCCATTGCATTCACTAGTTCTACCGCATCGCCTATTAAAAGTGCGGTGCTATCAGTAGAAGGAACATAATACGTTCTTACACGTACAGCTTGTCCGCCTCTAATGTTTCGAACTGGAATCAGACCAAAGCCTGTTGCCATAAATTAAAACTCCGAATATATTAATTATTTGTCCTTTTGACGTCTCCGGTTTGGAATTCTTTTGGGATGCCTGTATTACCCAACATTGCATCTTGTTCGTCGGCTTTTTCTTTTTTCAACTTGAGGATTTCTTCTCTGTCTTCATTAGAAATTCTCATTACTATTCCTTGTCGATGTTTGCGAATTCCTATTTCTACTTCCACAGCAGATCCTACAGAATGCGGGGCATCTACTGAATTATTGCCAACTGATAGATCTTGAGTAACAATCTCATATCCCAAATTTTTTAATCTCTCAATTTGTCCTGGTTTGTCTGCATCCACGATCCGAAGGTGATATCCGTCTTCCTTATATTCATCGGGTATGTGTAACCGACCAGCATTTTCTAAGTCTGCTCTTCGCAGTTTCTTCTTTTTTGGTTGTTCTTTTTTGGTATCTACTTTCTTGTTCATTTATTTAATTCTCCAATTAGCTCTAATTGTTTTGCGTATTCTTCTATATCAAAAGATGGATCTACTGATTTTGCTTGTTTGGCAAATTCCTTCTGTCTATCACTCATTTTTGCGGACAACGATGATTTACTTGCTGATCCTGACGTAGTTGATGTCCCTACAGCAGCGGGCCTGCTTCTGTTTTGGTTTTCAAAACGATGTGGATATAGTCCTTTAACAATCTCTTCAACTTCATGTAAATGCTCTTTGATTGTTAATGTCTTTCCTAGCCGTTGTGCTCGCTTTGCAACTAATGCATCTGCTGCAACAGTTGCTTCTGCCATTTCCCGGTTTTCTGGAGTAGACGTATTGAACCATTCCTTATGTTTTTCCTTAAACTCTAGTAATTCAGGCTCAATTGGTTGGGCTGGAGATGCTTGCTCAGAAGGAACAAAATCTTGTTCGACTTGTTTTATTGCTTCGTGTGTTACATTTAATTTTTCTTCAGCTAAATTAAATGCATCAACGTCTCCTAATTCTACTGCCTTACGACGCTCATCTTGAATTTCGCGAAGAGCTTTTTCGTATGCTGCTTTTTCTGTCTTTTTTAAATGGGAGGATAGCCCCTTTACTACATCCGACAGCTCATCTACTTTCTTTTGAGAATTTTTGAAGCTTTTCAACAAAGATCCATATCGTAGAAATTCTTTGGCAGATACACGATTTTCGCCTTGGTAGTTTGGGTCCCATCCTGCTTTTTTTGCTTCTTCCTCTTCGACAGATAAAGTTGGTTCAGAAGATGTTTGATCAACTACATCCTCTACCTCTTGTTCAGCTGTCAAGGAATCCTTGACTACTGCTTCTTCTAATCCTAATTCTTTTCGTGCTTCTTCTATTTCTCTTTTAAAATCTGCTGGTGTTGTCATCTTATTCCTCGACTATTTCTGCTAAAATATCTAAATCTTTCATTAAACGGCTTTCTTTCCCTGATGCATTTCTTTCCAATTCTTTTCCGCCGTATCTTGCAAATACGACTTTGTCGCCTACTTTGATTTGGGATTCTCCATCTCCAAAATCGCCAAATGCTTGTGGCCCTATTGCTAATACTGTTCCTTCTGCCTTTGCATTCTTTTCTCTTTCGGAAACATCTAAAATAATTCCTCCGGAGCTCTTTTCTTCAGTTCTATCTACTGAGACAATGACCATGGTAGTAAGGGGTCTATATTTCCTCATTTTTTTCCCTCGCCTTGTTTATCTTGCAATTCGTTATGAAAAAATGAATCTGTATCTAATAAAAACTCTATTGTGTGTATTTGGCCTTTTAGAGCCGCCAACATGTATTTATCTACGTCTTTTGCTGAGTGCGCCGACAAAACAATATCTATAATCCTTTCTTCATGTGCTATTTGGTGTTCTTTCAAAAGGCGTATCAGTATCTGGGTTACTGGGTGTTTTTCCCAATCAAGAAGGATTTCCGGTTTCATTTGGTACCTCTGCTTGTTGTGCAGACATATCTTTTTCATGCTGCATTTGGTCATAAGCTAAATTTTTATCTTGTTGGGTGTGGATCGCATCTAATTGGGTCTTCAATATGTCCAATTGGTTCATATAATCTTGCATTTGCGTTCCTGCTTCTGCTGCCTCTGCTTGTGCCAGAGACTTAATCGCATCAGCTTTTATTTTTGCTAACTCGCATTCCGTGCGATAAGTTTCAAGCGCAAATCTTTTTTCTTCTAGCGCCAATTCTCTTCCTTTGATATTCAATTCTTGTGCTCTTGCTTCAATATCCGCTTGGACTTTAATAACTTCAGGATTTGGCTGTTGTTGTTCTTCTTTTGGAATTAGTAATGCTTCTGGATTAGGAATATTTGCAAATTCAAAAATGCGCTTATATATTTCTTCAACATTGATGCCCGGCTGCCCAATTAATCCCATCAAGAACTGGTTCTTTGCGGCTCGTTGTGCATCAGAGGAAAGATTTGGATCTGCTACTGGCATGATATTTATTTTGCTGAAATCAAAATCTTTTCTAGCTACTGCCAGCTGATCATCTAGGACTTCTACATAAGAACTTTCTTCTAAGTACAATGAATTTAACATAAATAATTTTCTATATTCATTGGACAAAGATCGGTATACTCGGCGTTGTATGGAGGTAAATACCTTCATTCCTTGCTCAATCAACGCCATTACAGCGCCTGATTTAGCGTTATCTGTACCAGAGTTTCCGCTCATTACTTCAGTGGACGAGGAAAGATCTTTCGATGCAGCAATCAACAGCCCTAATAATTGATATAAAACAGAAGAGGGCTCTTTGTAGTTAACCGGAAGCATGCCGTCTTTTAATGCCATATTTAAAGATTTGATCTTCTTCCACTGTCCTGGTTCATGTAAAGAATCAGCACTACCTAGCACAGTTAGCCTTGAGTCCATATAGCCGCCTTGCATATTGGCAAGTTTTCCGGCATCGATTAATTGGTTTAGAATAGTATTAACTGTTTCATTTAAATGGAGCATTAATATTCCAAAACCAACACTTTGGAATTTTCCTTTTGGAGAAACTAAAAAGTGGTAATCTGTAAAATATTGCAGGGGCTTTATATAAACTAACTTACTTTTCTCGGCTACAATAGATTCTTCAGTAAATCGCGCTACAATTCGTAATACTCTTCCTTGATCTTTGCTGACAGTAACAATATATGGTTCTGAATAACCGTCATTATCTAAATCAAGATACGTATGTTGTTCTACTGCTAATATTTCTCGATCTAGCTCGTCTTTTTCATATAATTTAATAATCTCATCAACAGGCTTCGACAAATATAGATCGGCATTCTTATGTTCAATTAAATCATTTAACCTTAAATGTAATACATGAGATATTCTTCGAGCATCTTCTAAGCTCTTTATTTCTGAATTAACAATTAAGTCTTCATAATCGCAAATAATAGATTTATTTATTTTTCTAATAGGATCAAAATAAGTTTTTTTACAAAGGAATCCAACCAATGGCAATAAATTTAATGCTCTGTCTAACTCCAATTCCCATTCTTGGTTTTCATATAAAAGCTGATAATTCATAAAGTCAGAGACACGATCTGCCTGTTTTGCCTTCTCTCCAGTAGGATCTTTGCCGATAACTCGTCCTTTTACTAATTTGCCATCGCGAATAATCTCTGGATATGTCCTAGAAGAAAATTCGTAACATGCTTTAGTGATGAGAGGAAATTTAATATTGGCAGAATCGGGTAGGGGGTAGCTTTTCTTTTCTTTGGTTAGTGCTGCTAACTTCATTACTTCATTAACATCATTCATCCAAGATTGCGACGATCCCAAATCCTCTTCATAACCGCGAATTACTCGTTGGCCGATGTCCTGTAAAGTCTGTTCGTCAAGCTCTGTTGCAATATTTGGGTTATTTACAAATTCTTTTAGCTTGTTTATTGTCATTATCAATACCCGGTGATATCAGATTTTCCGTAACCGTCAGAATGATTACGAACCGAATGTCGTGAATGCTCTTCTTCAAATTCGCAGTAAGATTGTGCTAACTCATCAAATCTGGAGTCGGCATAACGAAGGGCATCTAGTAAATGGTCTTCTTGGTTTTTGGCTATTTTGTTTGGATCATTGAGATCATATTTATAAACACGAATCTCATTTAATAATTCTTCACACGTGATAAAAATCTTTAACGCGCCGGATTCAAATTGTGCCAACAGCTTTGATATTCCTGTTGTTGGATCTCCATTTCCTGGTATTAAATTCAATCCAAGAGAAATAAAATAATCAATCTTGTCCGTGCCATCATCTCGTTTGTGTTTTGCTCCGTGTGGATCGATTGCTCCTTGCATCCATTCACCACGTCGTTTGATCGCGTCAGCATGAATCAAGTCAATTACTTTTCCATGCTTATATTCTGAATATACATACTTAACATTAGTTGCAGGATCTTCTGCTATCCATACTGCTGCTGTTGCATTCCAACCTGGATCTAATCCGTAGGATTTTTTCCAATAGCTGGGAATTTTAAAGGGTCTTACAACAACAAATTCTTCATCAATTGGGTATACTCGACCAGAACCCAGTGCAGGAATCCCTTTTGATCGCGCATCACGCTCATTAGCAGAATATTCTTGTAATTGAGCGTCTTTCCATTTCTGTGATAAGTGGGGGCAATCGTCCCAAGTCGCAGATACAACCCATTTTTCTGGGTTTGTTGGATGTATTCCGTCTCTTGGCATAACGCCATTAGGCAAAAATCCTAATACAACAGTTGAAAACCCAAGAAGAGGAGTAAAAGTGCAATAAAGGATTCCTTCTTCGCCTTCATCCCCGGCAGTACGTGTAATACACTCTGAATAAATCTTATAATCGTTTGGTTCTTCATCTAACCAGATAACATCTCGCTTTGTTCCTTGGAAATTTTGCCAACCTTGCTCGTATGTTTTGAAATCTATTTGAGACCATCCATCAAAAACACCATTTGTATAGTGCCTCATACGAGCAGTACCTACACAATTCGCTGTTCCCGACATATTCCATGTTTGAATGTCTTTTCTATCGTCTAGCAACACATCTCTTGGAATTATTCCAGTGCCTTTATCACTAAAATCGCCAAACAACAGCTCTTGAATGCCTTCTCTCAACTGCTTATTTTCAATTGCTGCTGCCCATGCCTTAATGGGTCTGTTAAAACGTCTTCCGGTCCACCAATGGGGGTATTTTCCCGTCATATGGCATACTAATTCGTATGCTCCTGCGAATGATTTACCTACCCGGTTGCCTGCAATAAAAGCTCTTCTTGAGTGTCTGGCTCCTGCCTCAAAGAAAGAAATATGCTTTGGGTACATTTCTCTTCGATATTTACCAGAATCTGGGAAAGCAAAGTCGAATTTATTATATTTTTTAGAGTCTGTTAGATGTTGTAACGTGGTTACAAGTTCTAACAATTGCTCTTTATTCAGGTTCTCTAGGTTCATTCGGGATATCGATGATCTCTTGGTTATTATCTAGAAGTTTTAACTGTGCTATTTGCGTCTGTGCTAGTTGTAATAACTCGTTAATGCTTTTTCCTTCCAACAGATTGATATTTCCACTAACATTTATTTGTGTATTGTTAGTCACTGCCGGTGTTTTGTCTTCTCGTCCCCATCCAAACTTCGTGCTGACAAGATAAGCACAATATTTATATCCTCTATCATCTCCTTCTTCGAACTTCTTCCTCATTTGTCTAGTCCACCATGCTTCGCATTTGACTAAACCTATCTTGTATGCTTCTTGTAATTCTGGATATTTCTTCCGCCATGCAATGAATGTCTCATGGCTTACATCCCATTTTGCGAATATTTCATAATCCAACATTCCTTGTTCCATTAATCCTGACAATTCGTCGACATATTCCTTCTTGTATTTAGGGGGTCTGCCTCCCTTATTCTTTTTAATTTGCTCTGTCATGTGGATGTTTCAAAAATAAATTAAAAAGACGATTGATTTGGCATTTTATTTCGGATATATCTTCTTTAATTGGATCTATTTTATCTCCGACAATTTGTCTTACTGACGATTCTGATACTGATTCTGTAAGTTTGCGGATGACATATCCTGCTATTGCTGAGATTATTGCGATCAAAATAGGAATTAGTAGTGGTTGCATTATTTTCTAACTCCTTTAACTTTTTCATACGTTTTCATACCGCCAATTCCCAACATACCTAACAACAAAAACATCAGTTGTCCCATATCCAGTTCTGGAAGATTTGTTACTGGATGATTGGCTGCTGCCAATATAAATAATAAAAATGGTTGTAAAATATAAGACCAAATTACTGCGGAAGCACAGGCGTATCCTGTCAATTCTCTCCATGTTACCCAACGTCGATTTGGGTTCGCGGCTTCTGCTTCGTTTACAGCGATCTGTGATCTTGCGAGATCTGTTTGATTCAGTTCTTGCTGTAAGGCCAGAATAAATTGTTGTTTTTCTTGCTGCGTTTTATCTGGCCACAGCCGATTAACTACATTTCCAACAAGAGATAAAACTAATTGTAGAGGTTCCATATGTTATACCGTGCTTATCCTAGTCCTGCGCTATTCTCGTATAGCTTACGTAGACTGGATCACCGCCTTAGTCGTCGCTGTAGAGACATATTCACTACAGGCCAAGTCCGTTATGGAATGAGAACCTTGCATCCGTTCAAGATTTTGAATTACTTAATAAGTATTGTTTTGCAGATTCTAATATGATTGGAGAATCTTTTAATAAGCCTATGGCCCTGTTGCAGTTATTGCATAATAACCCACGAATCTGGCCGGTTGTGTGGTCATGATCTACTGCCAATCTTTTTACTGCTCCGCCATTGCTTTGCGATGTTTCTTCATTCAGACAAATGGCACATTTATTTTGTTGTTCTTCTGTTAATTTTAAATAATCTTGGTATGAAATATTAAATTTGGATTTTAAATGATAGTGTTTTGTTTTTTCTTTTAATTTTTCTCTATTTTTACTCTGCCATAACTTACTTTTTTCAGTGGCGCATACAGAACAGGAGTAATTCGAAACAAGTCTTGGAGCAATATGGCCTCGGCGACATGGTTTGGTTGATAGATAGTATAAATCCCCTTGTGCTATAGCGGTTTTTCTATTTGTTTTCACTAACGTTCCCATCAAAGGAATGAAAGGGAGAAATAACCATCACCCATTGACAATGATCCCCTTTGCTAGCATTCCTTCCTATCTTATGGCCAATCCTTATTCGAACACACTTAAGAACACCAAAAAATTTATAAATTTTAATGTAATAATATTCAAAATAAGTTTTGCCGTTGCTTGACAACTCTGTATAAAATAATCCAGGAGCATTTCCTGTGCCATCTCCAATATCCGTAGGGATAGTGGATAAATCTGCTTCTTTTGCATACCAAGTTGTGGATTTTTGCGAATATGGGAATTCAATTGTGATACCGAGAATCGCGTAACCTAGGTAATTCAATGGGTTCCTAAATGCCAACCAGCTGTAATGAACCCACAATGTGTCGCCAAATTTACTTAAATAAACCGAGGTATCTCTGCCTACATATAAATCTGCATTATCAAACCAGCGAAGTAGAACAGGCAGTTTTACACTCCTGGATGAATCACGACTAACTAACACACGATGAATAGGCAAGTATAGTAATAGCAGGACTGCGCCAATGGCTTGTAATGGAAAAATAACCACTAACAAGATGGCTAAATGTTTTAGAAATCTAAGTATAAATTTGATTATTTCTAACATTTGGATTCCTGCGGAATTGGGAATAGCTCCTACAGTTACCCACGTAGGCTGGTCACAACTTCAGGAGAATCCTACAGACCTGTTCGATTCTCTTTCTAGCCTGGGGAAGCGTTGTCTGTTTTAACAGTGGGCTTTTCCACTAGCTTCCAATACAGGGCAGGTATGTGACACCATTTTCTTCGGGAGAAGAAATTCTTGCTGTCTCTCCAGCTGTCCTTACTTAGCTTTTGGTTTAGGGAAACTTCGTATCAGAAACCCTGCTAGTTTTTTATAACGACTCACTAGCACATCGACGTTCTATTTACCCAGCAGGGCTTTCACCTGCGCCTCTATCGTTAGCCTACGGTGCACGAACATGCACTCTGAATCGCGAAGGACTGCGTAGACACCGCATTACTGCACTATGATAGGCTCTTCAATCAGACCGGCTCCTCCAGTAAACTGGTGCCTAATTTCGGACTGGTTACCGATGTTGTCCGTCTTTACGAGCTCTGGGTAAAACTAATTTGGGGCAGGACTTAATCAAGATAGACGGAGCGATGCGCGCTATCTCTTGCCTAATACCAGCACCGTTGCGGTTACCCCAAAACCTTTATAACTATTCGTCTGAAGAAAGTCTGTGTAATACAATTACTACAACAACAAATGTTGCAACAGCACAAATTACCGTTATCATAACTATTTCAATCCGACTTTTTCTAAAACTTTATCTACAACGGGATCAACTAATTTACTGACTTGTTTTGCTACCACGACTGCGGCTGCGATTACTAAGACTGTTTCTAACATAACTACCTCGTTGGTTTATTAATTTTTACGGAGAACAATGCTTTTAATCTCCGCATTTTTATAATGGTGGTATGAGGAAGCGTTTTTCCATCAGAACTACGAGGCTCCGCGACATACACGTAAGTGATACTTACCTATGTCTTTTATACGCTACCTTTCTATCTCGTGATTCAACCATAAACTGAAGGACTACTTTTATTACGACTGGTGTAGTCCGACCTGCACGACTGCGTAATTCAGGAGCGGGGGAAGGGGATTGAGCCCTTCGCTTAAGATAATGGAGGCTATTTTCCCTGGAGAGCTTTGCATACAGCCCGATGACCTATCTCAGCTTTCGCTTTGACTCGGATGCTCACAACACATCGTCAAGTATCGTTGCCTTATATCCCAGATTACCAAAGTACCCGCATTAAATAATGTACCGATATCGCACCTCGGCACAGGAGTCGTTGATACTTGGCTGGAGTTATTTTTGTGCCAAGTTAAAGGGGGTGCAACGAAAACTGTTTAATTCTTCTTTCTGCGCTCTTTTTGATATTTTACTTCGCATTTCTTGCATCTGGAGAAGACGCCAGTAAATTGGTAGTACCTGATAGCTTTGGTGTAAAACTCAGCGGGGCTCGTTTCAGGACAGGATCGGCACTTAAGGAAGTCTAATGTATTAACTTCGTCGCCTCTCATGTTGTGCCCCATAAAAATTCTCCCCTATATTATAATTATATACCACGTTTACTGATTTGTCAAGTATTCTACGTTTAAAATGTATTAATTATATAAAATATTTTCATTTTTCATATCTACGTACACCAAAGTGGCTATTAGCTCATCCAAAATGAGGTTGAATCGGGTCAGCACAGCTCCCAGCATTCTGCGGTCTTCTAATAGCAGGTACATATCTGTGTAAATGGGGTTATCTGAGGACGGCATCTAGAAATTCTCCAGCATAGAGAATGGGGACATAAAAGTAATAGGGTCCCATATTCAAAAATACCCCCGGGCACCCCCATCGACTGACTCGTAAATACTTATTTCTATTGGGCTTATGATATTTAATCATCTGTTCACACCAATACAATCAATTACTTAGTTATGTACTGTGACAGAATTGTGCCAATTGGATGAAAATTAAACGTTTGTGGTTAATTAATGTGCTAGTCTGTAGGGTAACTTGGGGTAGTTGGTGATCGTTTAACCACGAGCTTCCAATTGCGTTTAAATGGTATAAAAGTGCTTGGGTATATCTTTATTGCTATGGAATGGTTCAGCTAACTTTTACCACGCTGTATTTTCAATCGCTTGCGAACACTGTTGAATGCGGCCTTATTGCTAATTCCGCCCTTAACCAATCCAACCGTAGCGGAAACAATACGATTGTGTATCAGATTCTCACAATTAGTGCAGGGTTCTACGATCGTATGCGTATCCATATCCTCTAAACTCTCATGAACATGATTACATTCTTCACATTGGTATTCGTATATTGGCATTGTTATGGCCTCATTGAGTCTACTACGGTAGGATTATATTAAAAATCATTGCTTTGGGTGTGATAAATACTATTCTAATAGGATTATTGCTTCTATTTGCTGTGGTCTATGACCATTCAATTATGACTACAAACATGTATTCATTATTTTACAAAATGATTACAAATATGTATTCAGAACTATAATGAATGGTCTATGACCATATGAATAACTATATAATTAATATAATATTTATTTAATAAAGTTAAACTAGAGCTTATTGGGTGATATATATTATCTATTCTATATATCCAACAATACGATCCAGTACAATTGCATGTGTCCTAGCTACGCTTTATTCCTGTTACAGTCTTGAAGTCCATGACTAGTTGCGTAAAACATACTTGAAGGGATATTAATCGATTATCAGGTCAGGTGGCATGGTACCTGGTATTTGTTTATACCTGTCACTTTATGACAGTATCACCCCATGCTTTATTACCTATTTATCTTATCCTTGCTATCCTCTAGTGTCACATTCCTTAAGAATGCCGGTATCGTAGTAGTGTTCCTACGTCCAAATAGGATTAATATCCAAGATACAAAAACTGTATCCCTATATATTATATATATCACATATTTAAAATATTTCCACTTTTCTACTTTTAAATATCTAATATCTTATTGATTAACATAAAAATAAATATTTTCACTAGTATTGCACTTTTTTACACACCCACTACCTATACAATACCTATAACACATAAATTGCACTATGAGGCTGTATTGCGGTTTAAATGGCATCTATTTAGCCTAGCTTAACTAGAATATTCCATATCTGCTTAAACTGTAGCATTATATTTCATTATGTATATCCACTTGCATATACACTGTCTTGACAAATATCTATCCTTGTGTATAATTAAATCAAGAACAATAACAGAGAGGAGAATATGAACGATATCGATATACATACCGTGTTACTAGGACTAACAGATGATGAGTTAATAAATTTAATAAACCAATGTGTTGATTTGATATGTGACCGATTACTTTAACGAGGAGTAAATGTCATGGGTAATACAAGAGATATTATAGATCGAATAAGTGTACAGCAAGAACTACTTCAGAAAGATGTCATAGAACTTGGGAAGCAATATATCCAAGGAATGCCTGAAGATGTTTTTAATGAAAAATCCAAAAAATTAAGCGAACGATTCCACATGATTCGGGAAGTTGTAACTGATTTGAAAAGAATAGCGGAAAGAAATACATCTACGTCTCATGATGAAGAACCAACAACGCCAAGAGTGAGGAGATAACTACTATGATAAAACAAATTAAACAGTTCTTTAAAGGGTTATACAAAATGATTGCTAGTTGTTTTGTTACTAAAGAGGAGAGAGAAATAAAAGCAATAGCAAATATAAGTAAAGCGAACAACATGTATATGATGATGCATGAGGCAGATAGAAAAGAAAAAGAGGCAAGAGAGAACATTGAGCAAAATTCATGCAGTTTTGTGAAAGAGCTTACGCGCAAGGAGAGCAGTAATGAATTCCGTCGTGGTCATAACTGCAAGATGTATTCGCATTCGGCTAATCGCGGTAAATTCGGTTGGGACGAAATTGAAAATATTGCATCAGGTGAAATATTTAGACCAAAACGAGGAGGCTAATAATGATAGAAGCAATTAAACAATTTGGTAGCTGGTTGTGGGACGGAGTAAAGCGATTCTTAAATTTCTTTTGCTGTTGTAACTTTATGACAAAGCAAAAAGAAACGAAAGAATATGCTATAGACACTTTTGCTGAATTAAATAATCAGGAGATGATGCGAGAAGAAGCCCGTGTCAAAACAGACTCACTAGTGTCAAGACATTGTCTAAGGAACGACATTGATTTAGCGTTGCATGATGCAGCAGTTATGGCATATAAAAGCGGTATAGGAGGCTACAGCCATATTTTTAGGGCTCGGTATAATGAGTATTATAAGAGGAAAGAAATTGACCAATTTGAACGAGAAATTATAGGAGGTTTCCCATATGTTATTCAGAGAAAGTCTCGTCGTGAAGATATATTGGCAGCATTAGTGCTACAGCCAGTTCGTAAATCACCTAAACCAAAGAAGGAGGAAGTAGCATCACCAAGAGTAACGAAAGGGTCACTATCTCAATTAAGAATGGGGAGGCAGTTATGAATAAGCTATTAGTTATCATGGTATCACTATTGTTAACAATGCCTGTACAAGCAGCCACTACGTATTGTACCGAATCTGGCAATATGCAACTTTGTCAAACCTATGAAGATGATGGATCTTCAACGCAACATGTTGTAACGGACTATGGCAATACGAGCATAATCAATGAATACAAATATAAATTTTAGTTCTACAGAGTGGCAGGTGATAATAGCTGCCTATGCATATGAAGTATTAGATGATCCTATCATGAGTGACAGTACATATGATTTTTTATGTACCTTCATTGTGGATACAGCTACGATAAAAGACTTTAATCCTTCTACAGGGATGTGGATTAAGGATCTAATCAAAGATAATAGTGAGTTAGTGTTGCTATTAGATAATGCTGTCTATAACAGTAAGCGATTAGGAGAAGGTGCAAGAGCAGAGCTATTAATCCCTATGCAATTTATTACTGATTCTAGTTTATCTTATCTAGAAGATAATCAGTTAAACAGTTGGATAGAGAAACATAAACTAAAGCTTTAAGTGTCCTGTTAAGCGATTACTTACAAAGAACAGATAATTTCCTCAACACTTCCTGGACGTCTCCATGATCGGCGTCTTGGATTAGCCCTTCTAGTATTTCAATCATGGGAACTGGGCGTCGAGAATGCGCATTTACTTTCTCATGCAAATTATGTAATGCCTCGTACACTTCTACGCGCATTCTGAATGCAACTGATTTTCTACGTCGCTTGAGCATTATTCGATCTCTTTGTATAGCCATCGTCGATACAATTATATAGGCATTGTATTGACTATTTTATGTACAAGGTCTATACTGAAGGTATAACAATAAGAAGTCAAGAGGGGTGCGTATCATGACGTATGATGAAGTTTGCCTCCAGTATAGACATGCCGTATTACACACCGGCATTGCCTTTGTATTAGTCGATACAAGTCATGGGGAAGTCTTTGTACCTCAAGACTGGATTGCTCCAAATAACACCATCACGCTCGATATCAGTCCTGACACAGTCAAAGACCTTCATATATCAGAACACACCATTGTGTTTCGTGCTGATGTGGATGGTAAAGATATGGTAATGCGATTTCCTATTTCTAATGTAATTGATTTAATTACAGGAGATGGAAAAAGCTAATGCAATCAATGTGTATTCATTCATGTGAATAATTATTCAACAAATAATTAAAGAAAAGTGGAAATAAATTAAAATATTTAACGTAGAAAAGTGGAAATATTTTAAACATGTTATATAATTAGTATATGACAAGGTTGAATGAGGCAAGTGTCATGTCAACATTATATGACGATATCATAGAGTTCGAGAAAGAAACAGGAAGAGATTGGGTAGGGATTCAATATGAAAATGGCAACATATCTATATTAGATCATACAAGCATTGCAATAGTAGTTATGTCGAACAAACAAAAGTACATACAAATAAGAATAGGATATCAAGATGGCAACAAGCAGTACCCATTCTTTATCAATATACCGATTAAATAGGAGAGTGTCATGAGTGAATATACGATTTATTACCATCAGTATCACCAATGGGCAGTTAGCAATAAATTAGGTGTTGTAGCAAGCTTTAATACTCAAGAAGAAGCTGAAGAATATGTAAGGAACAAAGAAAGTAAGTAATAAGCGGACATGGAAGCGGACATAAGTATGAAGAATATTGTTATAAATCAAATAATTATTATAAATATATAAGGACATAATAAGCGCCGTGATAAGTAGATGTATCAGCATCTACCTACCACTAACTAACAGATAAACTCGGTATCTGCCAGCTAAAATAACACTAGCATGACAGACGCCTAAAACACAAGGGGTTGTGTCATGACTATAGAGACAATGCATGCTTTATGGCAGTTTGCAGCAACGGGATCAGTCATATTTTTATTTGGAGGATATTTTTTATTTAGCGCAATGAAGGCAGCTTGTGAAGGCATGGGAGATGGCGGCAAGTCAGTAAAAGAAGAGGAGGATGAATCTCGTCAGGCATCTGGTGGTTCAGCACCACAACGAGCAAGCTTAGCAGAGAGAGATTGTGTGCGATTTGGATATACGGTCAGCAACCACCATCGCTACGGAACAGAAGAAAGCGACAGGAATGGGGGCTGCCATCATGAGTAATATAGAACAAGAAGTTACAGAATATAAATATTTAGTAATAGATCAGTTTGATACGACTTGGTTTACTTATGCAATACCAAGAGGAGCAGCAAAACCAACAGTAGTAGCGATGAATGATAGCTGGGAGGATGCGGTATTTGATCTAGGAGAGAGGCTTAATTACTTACGACAACAAGGGTGGGAGATATCCGGGGTTAATCGTAATGAGCAGATTTTTGATTATTTAGTGAGGTTAAAGAAGCCGGATTATGTATCAATAGATGTTATGAAAGTAGATATTCATGGAGACCGCTGCCATGAAGAATTATAACAAGGCTCCAGATCTTAGTAGCGTGATAATTAAAAGTTCTCGGGAAAGAAATACAACGAAGAAATTAACGGATGCAGAATTAATAAATATGACAGATAGATTCTTTGGAGTCTGTGACGAAGTAGAAGAAAAGGTTAAAGAGAAAGTGAAAGAATATGTGAGGAGAGTGCCATGACAGAATTCCTAACGCAAACACATGTAAATAAATTTTATCAGCACATGCAAGATAGAAGAGCAAACTACGACATGCGCATTGAACGTGAGAAGCATAATATGGTGTTGCATGATTTGATTGAAGAGTATTCTGAACAGGTTGATCTTGAGTAGTGGGGTAAATATGTCATACGTAATAGTATTTTCATTAGTAGCGTGGGTGTTTTGGTCACTGTATGAAGCAGCAAAAAACATTGTTGCTACAACGGATAGACGACATTTAATTCAGCATCATAAAGTAATTAACGAATTATTACATAAAAAGAGAGAAGCGATGGAGCAGCAAGCTAAGGCGGACATCAACCATGAGGAGACCAAATAACTGAGGTAGTGTGCCATGTTTACCAAGCTAGAAATTAGAATAGAAGATACCAATAATAATAAATTAGAAAAACTATCCTGGGCAGGCGGCGAAAATTTCAAAGTTAGTCATCACAGCAACACATTCTTTAAGCGAATCAAAAAAACCCAATCAGAAATTGCAGAAATCAAAGCAGAAATAGAACAGTTAGTTCGGCGGCTACTGTAATAGTTTCATGACACAGTCCAAGGATGGATCTTTTTTAAGGAAAATTTTATGATTTACATTCTAGGAACACCACAAGAAACTGCGCAAGCGCTGGATGATAAGTCATTAGATAGGATGATTAAGGATATTGCGCAGGTGTTGTGTAACGTTCATTGGTTGGATCATGCTATTCGGTATAGTCCCAATCTTGAAAGATTTGAAAAATTAGAAAATTCTGTTCCTTTAAAAGAGAAAAGTTTAAATACATGTTCTTGGTCACAATGGGCTAAGGACTGTGAGGCGAATTATTTGTATTTGGTTGAGTTGGGACTAGAATTAATGGTTGAGCATGTATATCCTAGATGTTTAGGTCCCACAAATAAGTATATGGAAGCTATTTTATGGGCGAAAGGTAACGTGCCTGTTTTGACTGGGGACGAGTACATGACTTGCCCCCTCTATTTTCCGCTAGTGATGCCGAAGAAATATTATAGATGCAATTGTGATGAAAAAGGGTATTTTAGGTGTGACTGGGGAAGCGAGCAAATTAATACGATTGAATCATACCGCAACTATTACCGCAGTAAATTAAAAGGCAGTGAAGTATGGACACGTCGAGAAAAACCAGACTGGCTTAATTTATAGGAGAAAGCAACGACATAAATTAATATAAAAACATCACGAGATAAGAATAATTATATTAACGAGGTGTGAAATGAAAATCGATCCAGAAATGGTAGGTGGTACTATTCTTAGTATCGTAATCTTTATCGTCTTTATTTTCTTTGGTAAGTATATCTCAAACGATGCATATGCCGCAACTCAACTCACTGTGAAGTGCACTTACGATGATTTGTATGTTAATACAGATCACGTAAATAGTCAAGCTTTTAATATCCGAAGTAGTGATTCTCGTGCGCATTGTGTAGCAGAGGAAGAATAATATGAAAAAGCTTATAACTACTGAACTGCAAGGAATATTAGATTCTCCCGAGGTCAGTGATGAATCAAAATTTCTTATAGAAAGAGCTCTCGAGCAATTAGCAGTAACTATTCAGAATGCAAAAGATAAGAACGGATTGAGATTGTCATTGTTAGCAGCATTATTACCAACACCTTTTCCGACACAAGGAGAAGAATAACATGAAAGGCATACTAGAGTTTGATTTAAATGATTTTGAAGACAGAAAGTCATTTAATCGAGCGAACAAGGCATTGGATATGGCGTTAGCTCTCATTGAGATAAGAGAAAAATTACGAAATCATGAAAAATATGAGGCAGCTCCGTTAGATAGAGGGGAATTCTTTAACATTCTAGAAGAGTATGGAATTAACTTAGAACAACTTGTTAGTTGAGGATGTATATGTCTGGCGAAGATATAGACTCATTAAAATTATTTATAGCGTCTACTGTAATTGTAATTATGACTATTGGGTTTGCGATTTTCTTTCTAACATTTTGAGGACAATTTATGAAATCTCCCGAATGGCAGCCTTCTAAAAAATTAAAGTCCTTAATGAATCGCTATATTAGATTAAATGCGGAATATTTAGTAACACGTAATAAAAAACTAGAACAAGAGCTATTTATAATAAAAACAGACGTGTTAAATAATCTGTTTGCGGAGGGATTATGATGTTTGACCTGCGAATTGCCTTTGAGGACGAAAATGGAAATGTTATTAAGTGGAAAGGAGGAACACATTATAAAAATAAAAAAGATAAGACGGAAGATTATGTCGAAATAAATCAAGATGAAGAAGAATTAATTGAGAAAATATCCCGCCTTAAAAAGATGATAGCGGAGATTTTATATGCAAAATAAATGCCATTTTTGTGGGGCCAGATACTCCACTACAATCATCAAGGATTTAGGATTTTGCTCCTCTAGTTGCGAGTTCGAATACTCCGGAGCAGATAAAGATGATTATTATCCTACTAGATCAGAAGAACAAGAGATGTTAGATATTTTCAATGTCAGGAACAATCCAAATGAATAAGATATTATTGGTTCTTACAATAGCATTTCATTACGTTGTGTTCGTAGCTTTTTTATTAACATGTGTTTTGAGCATTTTTAATATGCCATGGTATCTCGCTCTTACACTAGATGCTCTGATATTTAGAGTAGTTTTCTCAAGAGCAGAGTGCCCCTTAACAAGCTTGGAAAATTATTATAGAAGAAAATTGTTAATAGATGATTCAAAAGGATTTCTAAAAGATTACATCATTAATCCAAAACGAACTATAACATTTTTATATGGAAAATTGGTATGAGTCGTGAACCCTGTGACCAATGTGGCGCTCGCAGAGGAAGGGCAGAGTACGAGAATGGATCCTTCTGCCATGCATGCAAGCATAAAGAATCTGCTAGAAGTTTGGTAAGCCAGGCAGCTATCAAAGAGGCATTGATAGTTCCGGAGTATAATGAAGACCCCATGCCGCAGGAAGCACAGAAATATTTAGATAAGTATTACATAACTAAAAGACATATACGTAGTAAACATATTTTTTGGTCTCCTTTGTATCAACGGATATGTTTTCCTACATGCTCATTACGATTAGAAACATTTTTAGAAGCAGAATCCGTTTGGGCAAGATCGCTTGACGTTAATAGAAAAGATAAATGGTTGTTTATAGGTCCCGCTGAACAAAAGAACCGGCTGTTTCGTAGCAGAAACAATGAAAACAACCGGTTGATAATTGTAGAAGATGTTGTGAGTGCAATTCGTGTAGCAGATTTTTGTGATTGTTTGGCGCTTGGGGGCACCAATGTTAACTCTCCTCAGCTGGTGCCCATTTTTTTATACTACGATCGTTTAGTTTGTATGTTTGATCCAGACGAAGCAGGGAAAAAAGCCACAGCAGAATTTAAAAAGCGGTACAGTTTATTGAAACCAATCGATGTGATAAAAGTTAATAAAGATCCAAAATGTTATGATCCAATTTCATTGGAGAGGCTACTAAAATGATTGAATTACAACTATTAAAAGCTTTCTCTATAAAGGCAAATTTAGAGGCGTATAAGCATCTTATTAATCCCAAGACGCTATCAAGTCAGGGTATTGAATTACTAAAAGATTTTGAAGTATATTTTGCCCAGAATCCAGAAGAAAAAAAGATAGATTTTAATCGCTTTAGTACGTTCTTCTTTATTGAAAGGCATCCATTCTTTGATAATGCCAAGATAACAGAATATAAAGAAATATTAAAGAATCTTGCCAATGCTTCTGAAGACCATATAAAAAAGCTATTGAATAGTTTTGAGACACAAGAATTCTATAACAATATGCATGTTTTACTGGACAAAAATACTGATTTCGCCGTAATAAAAGATCGCATACTAGACTTTGATAATAAGCTTGCCGAGTTATCAAATACAGTAGATCTGTCAGTAAATATGGATTTAGATGACGCCCTTATTCAAGCGGACAGATCAGGAGGATTGGCATGGAGACTTCCTGTATTACAAGACCATTTCCAAGGAGGCTTAATTAAGGGAGATTTCGGTATTGTTGCCGGATACACAGATTCTGGTAAGACATCCTTCTTAGCATCCGAATTGTCCCACATGGCAACACAACTCACTGGTGACCAGTATATCCTATGGTTAAACAATGAAGGCGATTGGAGGCGCATTCTGCCTCGCATATACAGCGCTGCCCTAGGATGCACGTTTAAGGAGTTACTAGATAATAAAGAGAAAGCCAAAGCCAGATACAAAGAGTTAATGAAAGGGAACGAGAATAGAATCAAAATCGTCGATATACAAGGGAAGCATGTTAAAGACCTAGAAAGATTATTTAAACAGCAGCCACCAGCACTAGTTGTATTTGATATGTTAGACCACGTAAGAGGGTTTGAAAACTATATGGGAGACAATTCTGGCAACCAGGAGCGTTATAAAAAGCTGTATCAATGGGCGCGGGAAATGTCTTCACAGTATTGTCCCATGATTGCTACATCTCAATTAAATCGAGAAGGGAATAATGTTATGTATCCAGAGGTCACTAATCTAGAAGGATCTGGTGTAGCAAAGCAAGGAGCAGCTATTTTTATGCTATTCATAGGCGCACTGACGGGAGAAGACACGGTTCGTTATTTAAGCACTCCTAAATTTAAGATCACGGGCAATAAGAGCTGGTGCAAAGCAGTTAAATTTGACCCTAGTCGAGCGAGGTTTTTATGAGACTCTTTAAAGAGTGCAAACCTACCAGGCAAGACAAGGTAATTGAAGAACAAGCAAATAAACTAGAATATTATTATATAGGTAATACATTTTATTTATTTTCGCAAGGCATTGAATTTACTGAAGATAAAAAAAGTAAAGTAAAGTTCAATTTGACAAAAAAATAATCACCTCCTATAATTAACATATAATTAATTATAGAGGAAAATTAGCCATGTCTGAATATAACTTTCGAGAAGTAAAACCGATAAGAAATAGAGTATTGGGGAAAAAACAAGAGAATCTGAACGAAAAAGTAAAGGCGGGGTTTATTAGACACTCCGTAAAAGCAAAAAATGGAGAAAAAGTAATTCATATTTTGTCTCTTTTGATAGGAATTGATGTAGCAAAAGAAATAGGAGTGAAGTTGGGAGACAAAGTGAAAATTTTCGTTGCTGAGGATAGTCCACGCACATTGTTAATAACAGCATGCCGGGACGGGGTCGGCCATACAGCCAGCAAACTACCTAAATCAAGCACAGCGCCAATGCTCCGGGTTTTAAAAGAATGGCAAGAATTTGTTCCAAAAGAAACTGAATTTGCAACAAAAAATGTCGAGTTTGAATTTACGCGTGGAGGGATCGTAGTGTTTTTGGGAGGGAGATTACCAACATGATAAGAAGAATAATAATGGGGGCTTATGTATCTAGTCTTCGATGCAGAAACGACGATGAGAGGAGGATTTGGAAGGGACTCTAATCCATTTATAGATAAGATTTTGTGTACTGGGTATAAATATCAGAAACCTAAATTACTTGGATATAACGCTATTGATGCGTTGTTAGGAAATTACCAGCCCACAGATTTATTTTCAACCAAACAGGATTATCCATTACCAGGGTTTCTGAATGATGTAGATACTTTAATAGGCCATAATATCAAGTTTGATTTATTGTTTATTTGGAGGAGCCATGAATTACAGAATTATCTTAAGAGGGGAGGAAGAATCTGGGACACCCAACTTGCAGAGTACTTATTATCTGGACAACGCCACAAATATCCAGCTCTTCGAGATATTGCAGTCAACCGCTACGGCTGTAGGGAAAGAGTTAAACACCTTGAGGGAAAAAATACGGAAGAAGTCCCAATAGAGTTATTATTAGAAGACGTAAGAAATGATGTTTTAGATACCGAAGCAGTCGCACTCCAGCAAGCCAAGCTAACCAAAGAAAAACAAATGCATGCCTTATGTAAGACTCAGATGGAAGGGCTCCTTGCCACTACTGAGATGGAATTCAATGGCATGTATATTGACAAACAAAAGCTTCTCGAAAATAAAGCCGTTCTACAAAACGAATATGATAATGCACTAAGGGAATTAATGCTTTTAGTTAACAAGCATTGGAATCCTGCCACTCCTTTTAATTCCGGCTCACCAAAACAAGTAAGCCAGCTATTCTTTGGCGGGATCATCAAATATAAAGCGCGTGAGCCTATCTTGAATGCATTAGGCGTACCTGAAGTTATTAAGTCAGGAGTTAATCGCGGAACTGTGAAAACCAAATTAATGGACAAAACGATAGACTATAAAGGATTGGGATTAAAACCAAATCTTTCCTGGGAAAACAACAATGGATATCGTACAGATGAAGAGGTGCTCGACCTTATAGCAAAAAGACCAAATACAGATGCAGGCAAAATCGCAATACAAATGCTTAAAATTCGAGAATTGTCTAAGCAGCTAAATACTTATTATACCGGCTTTGAAAAGCTTATATATGATTGGGATGGCTGCATACACGGCCACATTAGTCATTGTGGATACGAAGGAAACGACAAGAAGGGAGGAGGGACAGCCACTGGCAGAACGTCTTCTGTCAATCCCAATCTGCAAAACATTCCTCGAGCCAAAGGCTCCTTAATCAAAGAACATTTCACTAGCCGGTTTGAAGGCGGTGTCATTATTGAAGCCGATTTTAAACAGCTAGAAGTAGTAGCCTTTGCTTTCCTTACCCAAGATCCTGGTCTAATCGCTGATATAGTAAACGGCGTAGATATTCATAAGCGCAATGCGTCTATCATTTACAGCATACCAGAAAGTGAAGTTACTGCTGATCAACGCCAATTGGTGAAGATGGCAACATTTGCAATCATTTATGGTGCGGGAGCCAATCGTATAGCAAATGATATGAATATTTCTAAGGAATTTGCTAAGTCTATTATTAATACATTCTTTAAACGGTATCCCATTGCCAAACGTTGGCAGGACAATTTGATAAAAAAAGTAGAAAGCACTAAATACATAATAAATGAATATACTAAAAAAGGCCATCGTCGACACGAAGGATATTACCAGAATGTAACCGGGCGGTTGCTATATTTTAAAACAAATGACTCTCCAGATTGGAAGGCCGAGCAAGGAGAGTTGACCGGTTTTAATCCCCCAGATATTAAAGATTATCCAGTACAATCATTTGCTACTGCAGATATTGTATTAATGTTTCTTGGGGCATTATTTAGACAATTCATAGATTTTAGGAGCGAATTTCTATTAGTAAATACGGTTCATGACAGCATAGTGATAGATTGTAAGCAAGAAAGTGTACAAAAATGTTGCAATATTATAAAAAGTGTGGTACAATTAATATATGATGAAGTAGAAAACAATTTTGGAATAAAGTTTAACGTACCAATAGGGATAGACATTAAGGTAGGGAAAACTTGGCGAGAGTGTGGATTATAAAAACGAGGTAATAACCATGGCTTTAAATCAAACTTATAAAAAATCAGAAGGCGGAGAATTCTTTCTTATACCAGAGGATTCCTACATAGCCAAACTGTATTCTATCGTAGATCTTGGAGAACAAGACACTGGTTTTAGAAAGTTTAAAGAAGATAAAGTAACTGGCAAAAAAACTGATATGGGGCCATTGATTCAAAACAAAGTAATGCTTTCCTTTGAATTGGAAGGAGTGGCCGTATCAGACGGCCGACCAGCAGTTATTAGCAATACATATACAGCATCGTTAAATGAAAAAGCCACATTAGCGGACGTATTACTTTCATTATTGGGCGGCGGAGCAGAAGCAAAAGAATATTTATTTACCGAAGGTCGCCAGGTAGGAGAAGTATTAGAAAGTGTTGCAGGAAAGGCCGTTTTATTATCTATTATTCATAATAAAAAAGGTGATAAAACATATGCCAATATTAAATCGGTAAGCCCTGTTCCTTCTTCTCTGAAGAAATCAGTAACGCCATTGATTAATGAGAAAGTGGTAGTTTTAGACGTGGATAGTATTGATCCTGTCGTGTTAAGCAAATTATCCGATTTTGTAAAAACAAAGATTAATAACCGCATCAAATCAGTAGACGTCCACAACAAACAAATATTCGACGATACAGAAAATCCTTTCTAACGGCTCCCTTGAAGATCCTCTAGGCCTGTGGGATCTGCGTGAGTGCAATAAACAGGCCATCCATTTTAATAATACTAGTAGTTACCACTGATTATACCTACTTGTATTATCAATCGGGAGGTATTCCATGCCTTGGAAGAAAACAAAGTTAAAAAATCGTGATTGCTATACGCTATCGGATACAGAAGTAAAATATCTTGATATCAAATCCGTTACTTTGGATCAGATGAATGATCCTGATAGACTTATATTCCTTAGTGAAAATCCCAATTTTTTAAAAGAACACATAGACGACAGTAATATAGAAGAGCTTCCTGCTGGGATTTATAATGTAGTGGCAGAAGGGATATTCTCAGACCCCAAATTAGTTCCCATGGTTCCTGCACATGACGATGTTCTATTTGAACTATCAGTAATTGATTCGGTATTACAGGATTTTCGAGCATTTACTAAAAATAAAGATCTATATAAAAAATTAGGGCTTTTAAACAAACGAGGAGTGTTGTTATACGGAGTGCCTGGTACAGGGAAAACTACGGCGATAAATTTAATTGTTAGTAAATTGCGTCCAAAAAATAGTATTGTGCTTTATGTATCTAGGGAGTTGCCAGTAGATCTTATAGAAGAATTTAAATCTGATCCCCGGCTAAAAATTATTATATTTGAAGAATTAACAGAAACTTTAAAGCAATACGGCACCAACGGATTATTACGATTTTTGGATGGTGAAAATTCCCTAGATAATATGTATGTTATTGCTACTACAAATTATCCAGAGGAATTACCAGGCAATATCGTAGATCGCCCAGGCAGATTTGATATAATTTATCAAATTAATTTATTAGCTGACAAAGATCGTGAAAAATATTTGAAGCATCTTCTTAAACGCAATATTCTTAAAGCCGAATTGGTTGCTACGAAATCGATGTCTATAGCACAAATAAAAGAGATAATCTTATTATCTAAATTATATGACGTTTCAATTACATCAGCAGTGGACTTAATCAAATCCCAGAAAGAAACAGCAAAGAAAAAATTTAAAAATCGTGATAGCGACGCGGGGTTTTAACATGCGAACAATGACCCCGATGGAATTATTAGATAGCGTGCCTGACCCAGTTCAGACGGTGGCTGCCCTTGATGAATATATTATTGGGCAGGCAGAAGCAAAACGTACGTTGGCATTAATGATGATGTATAGAGCTCTTATTCGATTGAAAGATAATAATTTAATAAAATTAGATACTGATATTCCAAAAGCAAATGTTCTTTTACTAGGTCCAACCGGAACAGGAAAAACTGCATTAATGCGAGCACTGTCCGAAATTATGGATATTCCTATTTCTATTAATGATATTACTTCAGTCACATCAGCAGGATACATAGGCGGCAAAGTAGAAGATATTCTAGTTAACCACGTCAATGTCTGTAATGAGTATGTTGCTCAAAATTACGAGCGGCTGTGTTATAAGGTGGATTTGGAAAGAGTTCCTTATGGAATGGTTCTGATGGACCATATAGAAAATGGAATTATTTATATTGATGAAATTGATAAGATTTGTAAAAAAAGCAATGATCTGGATGTTTCTGGTGATCTTGTTCAAAACGAGCTTCTGAAAATACTAGAGTCAGGAAAAGTAAATTTAGGCAATAGCAGAATGCCTCTTCCTTCGTGTGGAATAAGAAGCCTCCAAACACAAAACATTTCCTTCGTATGTGGCGGCGCATTTAGTGGTTTATCCGATATTATTTACAAAAGAACAAGTAAATCGGCAGGCATTGGATTCGGCGCAGATATGGCAAGTTGCTCCACAAATGATGAGCGTATGAATTCTATTTTATCTGAAGTAACGACTCAAGATTTAATTGATTATGGATTTAAAGCAGAGTTTTTAGGACGGGTTCCCTTACGAGCCTGCTTGAAAGGTTTAGATGTTCCAACACTTGAAGAAATTATTATTAAGCCACGAAACTCTATTTTAAATCAGTACCTTGGTCTATTTAAAGCGTTTGGTGTGAATTTAGTAGTTGAGAAAGAGGCGATGCATGCCATAGCTGAAAAAGCGCTTGCAATGAAAATGGGAGCCAGGTCACTGCAACACTTATTTAATAATGTATTCTCTGAATATTTATTTAATATTTTCTCTCACACAAAGAAAAAAATAATAATAAAAAAAGAGCATGTTTTATGACAATTTGTTTAATAGATGCTGATGTTTTGAAATATAGTTGTGGATATTCTATCGAGAAAAGGGAAGTTGGAGACGAATATAACACTATCATTGTAGAACCCGTAGAACACGCATTCTATAACATTAATAGCATAATTAAGAAAGTGCTAGATAGGTGCAAATCCAAAAAATACAAATGTTTTCTTACTAAGATGGGGGATAGAAGTAATTATAGATACTCCATAGATCCTGATTATAAGGTCAATCGAGCCAAGGCAGGAAAGCCCATTTATTATGAAAGCTGTCATAATTTTATTTTATCCTCGCACCAAGCATTTGAAACAGAAGGCCAAGAAGCCGATGATGCGGTAAGTATAGAGCATTGTACATTACATCCATTCGGTTTTGATCCAGCGATTAAAAATTCCATTATTTGTAGCATTGATAAAGACTTTAATAATGTGCCCGGATGGCACTATAACTGGCGCAGGGATGAGTTGTATTTTGTCACAGAATTAGATGCATTAAAAAATTTCTACCTTCAGATTCTTACTGGCGATACATGTGATGATATACCTAGAATTAAGAAACGATGGCGTAAGAAGCAAGCTGAGGCCTCTTTACAGAAAGCGACAACAGAACAAGAAATGTTTGAAATAGTGTTTTTAGAAGTATTAAAAACTATGCAAGACGAAGGACATTCAACTTACGCAGTTAATAAAAAAATAACAGAGCGAGGACAACTTGTATGGCTACGCAGAACCCCAAACGAAATGTGGCAAATCCCTTCCACCAATTCTATAACGAGCAAGATTTAGAATTTCTAATAGACGAATTGACCTTATTTATCCCCATCTTTACTGATGATCAGCTTGCCTATGTAAAAGATTATATTGATACAGAAATAGAGGATAGGGCGCATGAACAAAAACAAAGGCATTAAAAAGAACAGCGCCCAATGCTCAAATTGCAAAGACATTCTCATATCTAAACATATACATGATTGGGTAGCGTGTTCTTGCTGGAAGCACGGAACAGGTATTTTTGTAGATGGAGGAAATGAATACTTAAGAAGAGGATGGGGAGAGGATGGAACTGGGCCAATTGAATTGAGTGAATACTATGAAGAAGAATAAAAAGACATGTAAGAAATTAGCAAGTCCTAAAGATAAAGGCACCGGATTCGAACGAGAAATAGTAAAACAGTTCCAACGGCACCAATTAGAAGCAAAGCGAGCATGGGGAAGTAATGGCGAAGCGATGGGAGAACATAAGGAAGTAGATGTATTGGTTAAATACGATAAACCGAATCAGCTCGGCATACTTCATCAACGTGCTATTCGTTTGCAATGTAAACGTAAGGGAAAACTACCCGCGTATTTAGGACTAACTGAGCATGTGGATGCCGCAGTTTTTAGAGAAGATCATGGACAAAGTTATATTTTATTACGATTAGAAGACTTCATTTTGAGGTACTTATCATGAAAGCCAGTGAACATACAATAGAAAAATTCAAATGGATTTCTAAGCATTTAAACCTGTCCCCAATGGAAACGTTTGATGTAGTTGTCTATCAAGTATATCAACAATTAAAAGAACTAGATGATTACTATAAAGGTAATAATTCCGATGAATAAAAAACCAAAAATATTATTATATGATATAGAAACAAGTCTTAGTGTTGTTGCTACTTTCTCTTTGTTTAATCAATATATCGGCCATGAAAATATTCTACAAGATTGGAATATATTAAGTGCTGCATGGAAATGGCTCGGTGAAAAAAGAGTCCATTCGATTCATGTTTGGGACGATGTAGAGAATGATAAAGAAGTGGTTAAAGCCCTGGCAGCAGCCATTAGCGAAGCAGATATTATTGTAGGGCACAATAGCGCCAAATTTGATTTAAAGAAATTGAACACGCGCTTGCTATATCACCGCCTTCCTCCTCTCGATAAACGAGTATTGCAAATAGATACTTTGAAAGCTGCTCGGAAGCACTTCGCATTTACTAGCAACAGACTAGATTATTTAGGTGAGTATCTTGGTATTGGAGGCAAGAAGCCTACTCCTAATGGGCTGTGGAGAGATATTTTAAAAGGAAATAAACGCAAGATTATGGAGATGGTTGCGTATAACAAACACGATGTTTCTCCTCTGCTTGAGGGAGTATACACAGCAATGCGCCCCTACATAGATCATCCAAACATGGGAGGATTCTTTGATGATGGACGAGAACATTGTCCTAACTGTGGATCTGACAAAATTCACAAACATGATAAGAGGCCTACCAAAGCAGGTGCCCTAAACCAAAGATACCGTTGTACCGAATGCGCATCTATATCTTGTAAAAAAATTCATGAAGCTCCAAAACTAAAATAGGAGTTGTATTATGGTATTTATAGAAAATGGCGATAGAACTGAAGATATTTATTCTAGTCTGCTTCGAGACAGGATTATTTTCATTGGTGAAGAAATCACTCCGGAATTAGCCAACGAAGTAGTTGGTCAACTGTTGTTATTAGAAATACAAGACAAAAATAAAGATATAAAAATATATATTAATTCTCCAGGAGGAGATATTACTTCTGGATTTGCAATATATGACACCATGCAATTCATTAAACCAAAAGTACATACCGTTTGCATGGGCATGGCAGCAAGTATGGCAGCGATATTGCTCGCAGCAGGAGAAAAAGGCTGCCGTAAGGCGTTGCCTCATGCAGAAATTATGATTCATCAACCTTCTGGCGGTTTTGACGGAACTACAACGGATGTTCTTATTTATGCAGGCATGTTGCAAAGATGCAAAGAGACTAGCATCAATGTCCTATCAAAACATACGAAACAAAGCAAAAAGAAGGTTTCTGCGGATTTAGAAAGAGATTAT